CTCATTACTGAGTGATTTTACTCGACTCTCCACTCTCAAAGATGAGAGATTTCGTCACGAAACCCGTGAACGGGAATAGCTAACGCCGTAACCAATGGCGCTTCGCAACCCAAGAAAGCCCACAAGGCCATTCTGTAATAGTACGTATTAGCTTGGGAAGTCCAAAGAGCCCTTTAACAGGCTCCCCAGAACCCAAACTACTAACTTCCGGAGCGCGATAATTCAACGCGAAAGAAGCTAGAGTACTGTTTCTAGGTACGTCTTGCGACGTAGTTCTCATCTGTAATAGCGCTAAGAGTACAACAAAGTTGTCCCCTTTACGCACCTTTACAGGCGCGCAATCGTAGCACCATACTTCATACATATACCTATCATACTGCCTGTTTAGAAATTCTTTATAAGGCAGATAGTAATGCTCTGAAGGTGACACAATTAAACCAGTGTCTCCAAGAACATAAGGTATTGGAGGCTTGTGCGTTTTGGGAACGTGTTTAAGTAAACGATCCCATATAACCTTAAACCTGATATCGCTACCAGACTCAAAGTGTCCGTATGCAGACCAAAGGCGTAGCCTATTGGCGAGCTGTACCCGATACTTAATAGGTACTACGGAAGCACCCCCAGACCCCGTCTTTGCACTTCTGCAGTAGAACGGTGTCACGTAGTGACCACAAAAGTACTCATGGCCACAAGACTCATAAAAGTTACCGTCATGATAACTCTTTTCACAGTTGACTTCGAAACCTAGATATTCGAGTCTCTCGACTATCTCTGAGTAGTATTTTTGAGGTACGATAATATCATCCCCAAACACGCTACAAAGATCTAGGCAACTTTTTGGCACAGTACAACGTACCAAAGCCCAAAAGTATATCGACATCAAGCTAAAAGTATAGCCACATCCCATAGGCAGCCAGTTGTACATTGGCCGCTCATGAGCGACATCACCTATACTATAACTTACCCGATGCGGCCTAACAAGGTCCAGCATATGGAGTAAGTCGTCAGGCACTATTCCTAGTAAGTTGTTCTGAGTAAACCAAGAAGAGGCAGAACGCAAATCGATTGTAGAGAGTTTTAATTCCCTCGCTCTAGATGCTAAATACTGATTCCTCTTTTGACTTTTCAGATCGATACCTGCGCGGCGTAATCTCTGTGCCAGTACATCTTGAATACCAAGCTGCAAAAACATATTGACAGAAGGTACTGCTGATACTGTGCGATCAGTAAACGCTGTTTTTGGTACTGTAATGGTATCAACCACATCGATCAAAGATGCATCTAAGTGATTGAACTCACGCCATTGCTTACCTTGTAAACTTGGCAAGAATGGCAAGAGCTGTGAGCTAATTGAAGGCTTCTGCCTTAATTTATCAGACATGACAGGTGAGCTCAGACCAGCCGAGCTCCCTGGCCCGAACCGACAAGAGTCGAGAATCTCATCAAGCGTTGCGCTTGTGAGAAAAGGCCCATCCTGTGAAAGAATAGACATCACTTCATTGGCGAAGCTGAGTAACCATGGCGCATTCATTGGCAGAGGTGTTATCGCACGATTGCGATTAATTTCCTCAATCCTGTGAAACTCCATAATCGCAACTTCATCCGTTTGCAATCCAGTTGGCAAATTGTCGCTTTTGACAAGCATCCGACTCACCAAACGATCATGACAAAATGCTGTCGGCGACCCACCAAAATACTTTTCAGTATAAGGCGAGAACCGTTGCATAAGACCATCTGAATAAGCCTCCTGTTTTAGAGGCAAGTTCTTCAATTGATCCCATTCATGTTCCTGAATTAGCAGCGAAACTGCAAGTGATCGAGGTGTGTTTATTACCTCGCATATCGACTGACATAGTGCAGCTTCTAAGCTAAAACACTCGTCAGCCTTCTCTAAAGCTTTTAGAAAAGACATTAGAAAACTCTCCCTATAAGGTGTTTAGAATGGTGCGTCCAAATCTTTGATTAAAGATTGAACAGTCGCGTGAGCCATCAAGTTCTTTAAGTAGGCATAAACATCAGCCCGCTGAGCACTTGTCGCACTCGTAGGTACCAAAACATCGATATTAAACCGTGCAGTGGTGGGGTACGAGTACAAGCCTGTAACTGAGTCGTAAGACTCGAGTGGCATTGCTAGTGAGATTTTGCACCGAACGACAGGAGATTTACTTTGAGGCGCCGTTGAAGAAATGGCGATCGTGTAGAACCCTGCCGGCGTATGGGGAGTTGTCCTCTCGTCGTAGTCAACCTTCATACCATCTTTACGAGCTGGTACGAAAGTGTGTGCCGCGGGAGACCCCTGTCCATCGTTAATTACGATGTTTGCTGCTGCTGCCACAGTATTATCCTCTGTGTAGGCGCCTATAGCTTAGAAACTCCGTATGGAGTTTAGTAAGTTTAGTGCGTTGATTAATGAAACCGTCGAACTGTTTCGTCTAAATTGAAACAAATCCGGCAGACCTGGCTTACCGCCTATTTCTCTTGTATGAGAAGTATAGACGTAATGACCTTTGTCGATTATATCATAGTCTGAGAAAGGCCCAACATAATAACCCGTGACTTTAGACCGTTTGGTAACAGTCACATCCACGCGTTTTATAGAACGTATAGCATCAAAGGCAGAGATGTAAAACCCTACCGGTATGAACCAATCGAGTACAAACGAGAAAGGTATACCTTCCCATATCCACTCAAAGGGGTTGCCGAAGTCAATCGGCCCATACGCTGCATCCAGCTCCACGTAGCCAGTTATATTAGAATCTAAACTTTCTTCGAGTTGCCAGTTGCCAGCGCCCATGTATGAACGCTGCTGTTTATAGTGTCCCCTTACCTTGTTGGTATTAGTTTCACTATCATTCAGCTCCTGCATAACATCATGCAAGGTGCCACAACTTGTCTTAATAGAATAGTTGTAATATAACATCAGTCGACTTAAGTATTGATTCACCGTTTCGTTCTTGCGAGAAAGTAAGTAATTTGCAAGACGATCCCCGCTTACGCAAGCAGTCTTTAATTGCCTGCACAAACCTGATCATTGATAAAACAACGCCTAGTGTCTTACTGATATTAGGTATAGCCCTAGAAACATCGGCGCGTGCTTCAAGCAACGCCTTGATGACCACTCTGTTGTATTCATTCGAGTCCCAGACGATAGTCTGTGTAAAGGTGCCAGGAAGAAACCCAGCTCCCCGATATCTCGAATAACTTACGTTTCGGAAATAAGGTTGGCCACACCATTTTACTGGTGTATCCACCACTTTCAGCCTTGCGGCACGCTTTATTATCTTATAAGCGCGTTCCTGAGGTGTCAATGCTTGTCTTAAGTCTACAGGCCTTATTCGCGATGCTTTACTACGTTTCGCCCAAGCTTCATAGGGCGATCCGATGTTGACCTCGCTGTAAACCCGCAATCCAGTACAAGGATCGATATAGTCTTGGGTCGTAAGAATTAAAGACCCAGTCCTAGTGCTAATTGTGATAGACATAGTCTAAAATACCCCTGGTGATTACAAATGCCTGTTGGCATCTTTCACCTAAAAG